AATTACTTATGCAGCATCAAGCCGATAAGCCGGTAGGCCGCGCAATTAGTTTTAGCGACTCAACAGAGGGCGTATACGGATCCTTTAAGTTATCTAGTAGCACTCGAGGACAAGATGCTCTAGTACTAGCTCAGGAAAACCTAGTATCCGGCTTATCCGTAGGGGTCGATGTAACGGCCTCTAAGCCTATGGGGGATTACCTGTTAGTGACGGCGGCGGTCCTCAAAGAGGTTAGCCTCGTCGAGAGTGCGGCCTTTTCTAGCGCCTCCGTAACTGATATTGCAGCCGCTCGAGCAGCGCTTGAGGCAGCTACAAGTACAAAAGAAAAAACTACAACTATCTCTACGACGATCGTAGAGGTCGAAACAGAAACAGAAAGCGAGGAGGCCGTGACTACTGCCCCTGAAAATACACCGGAGGAAACTCAGGTAGATGCACCGGTCGAGGCTGAAAAGGTCGAGGCCGCTCGTAAGATCATCCGTCCGTCAGTACTAGACTCTCAGCGAGTACGTACACCTATTACATCTATGGGCGCTTATACAGAGCACAAGATTAAGGCAGCTCTAGGTAACGACGAGTCAAAGCTTTACGTAACCGCAGCCGATGATAGCTTTGCTACCAACCCTGCATTTAATCCGACTCAATACCTTGCAGAATTTCCAACGAATACTCGTTTTGGAACGCCGGCTATTGATGCGTGCAGCCGTGGGATCCTCCCACAAAATGGCATGTCCATAAATGTCCCCTCACTCGTTACGTCTGCGGGCGGCGGTACAGGTGTAGCACCTGTCGTAACCGTTGAGGCAGAAGCCGGAGCGGTACAAAATACCGGGATGGAGACGGCTTACCTAACCGGTACCGTATCTAAGTACGCTGGCATGAATACGATCAGCGTAGAATTGTTAGAGCGCTCAGATCCGAATTTCTATGCAGAGCTAACAAATCAGCTACAAAACGCGTATCTAAAGACTCTCGATACAACAGTACTAAACGCACTTATCTCAGCAGGTCAATATAGCTCCGGATGCGATGCAGACTCCGCAGGTATTATCGAGTTTGCCTCAGACTCAGCTCGTAAGGTTTACGAAGCTACAGGTTATTTTGCTAATAACTACATCGCCAATGGATACTCGGACTCGATCTTTATGTAGATAAAAACTTTACCGCTACTACAACGATCGATGACTCCGCCGTAATCCTCGCACCTGAGGCATTTACGGTTTACCAATCACCTACGGCGTATATGTCAGTAAACGTAGTATCAAACCTACAAGTACAGGTAGCTATTTACGGCTACATGGCAACTATCGCAAAAATGCCTAAAGGTATCGTTAAGTTTAACCTTAACTAAATAAACCACTAATAGTCGGTAGGGCTCTTAGCCCTTTGAGCCCTACCGGCCCTAGTAAGTAAGGAGAATAAGATGCCTGCCACGTACGTAACCGAAGCCGAGCTACGCGCTAACCTCGGCATCGAAAATCTTTACTCGTCCGATATTGTCGAAACATGTTGCCAAACGGCTCAAGATTTACTTAACCAATTTTTATGGTTTGACTCAGCTCCGGTCGTAGGCACCGCGTTACAAAATAACGTAGCTACGGTAATGATCGCTAACCCGGCAATATTTAGCACCGGCGACTCCGTAACCTTGAGTGGATGCGGCTCAACCTATAACGGCACTTATACAGTTACCGGCACGATCCCATGGACGGCCGGCACTACTACTCAGTTTCCATCAATCGCATTTAATAATATGGCTTTTAATTGGCCTAATGGTTATAGCTTTATACAGTTTGCTAAAACCGCAGCTAACGCTAATTTTACGCGAGTACTCCCTTATGGCTCAGCCGTAGGGGCAGATACAAAAACAAATAGCTACGCGACTACGCCGGCCGTAAGAGAGGCCGCCATGATTTTGGCCGTAGACATTTTCCAAGCCCGGCAAGTTAGCCAAACGGGCGGCGTATCCATCGATGGTTTTAGTCCTAGTCCTTACCGTATGGGTAACGCGATGATCGGCAAAATCAGAGGGCTCATCGCCGGTTACCAAAATCCGAATTCTATGGTGGGCTAAATGCCGGTACCGATTACTACTTTACGTGCCTCACTAGCTGCGGCCCTTGCTAATGCAAACGTTTGGAATACTTACAGTTTTCCGCCTGCAACTATCACCGCTAATAGCGTGATCGTTAGCCCGGCAGATCCTTACATAACACCGACTAATAACGACTACGCCAATATTTCGCCGATGGCATCCTTTCGTATTATTTGTACGGTGCCGATGTACGACAACCAAGGCAACCTACAGGGCATTGAGTCCCTAGTTTGCGCCGTATTCCAAAAGTTAGCTGCATCGCCAATCGTTATGAATATCGGCGCGGTAAGTGCGCCTAGTGTTTTAACGGTACAAAGCGGCGATTTACTAACGACCGACATTACTATCTCAATACTAACCGAGTGGAGTTAAGCATGAGTCTAACCGATGAAGATATCGCCTTTCTTATTAAGATAGGGCAGATTACCGAAGCACCAAAAAAAGAAACAAAAACACATACACCTACTACAGAGAAAAGCGAGGAATAGGCGATGGCCGTATTTCTATCAAATGGAGTAGTCGTAACCCTTAACTCGGTTGCACTCTCTGATCACGTTACAAGCGCGACAATTAACCGCGTATTTGAGGAGCTCGAAGTTACAGCTATGGGCGACTCATCTAGAAAATTTACAAAAGGTTTGGAAACTTCTACGATTTCGCTTGATTTCCTATCGGATACCGCAGCGGCAAACGTAAACGCAACGCTACAAGCTGCATGGGGTACGACCGTACCAATTACCCTAAAGCAAACTAGCGCGGCTACCTCAGCAACCAACCCTTTATTTTCGACTACGATTTTGGTAAACAACACGACCGACATTAACGGCGCCGTCGGAGACATCGGGACTCAGAGCATTACATTTACTTGTAACTCACCAATCGTAATTACTACTAGCTGATAACAAAGAAAAGGGGCAAAAAATGGCACGACTCAAAATAACAAGGGCTACGGGCGAAGTATCAGAGCATCAGATCTCGCCGCGAATTGAGTACGCCTTTGAGTTATATGCAAAAAAAGGTTTTCACAAAGCCTTTAGAGATGACGAGAAACAAAGCGACGTTTACTGGTTAGCGTGGGAGTGCCTACGTACTAGCGGTGAAACAGTACCGATGTTTGGGGCAGAGTTTTTAGATACCTTGGCAAAAGTCGAGGTCCTAGACGACTTACCTTTAGCTTAGGGCGCGGCACTCTAACTCATTTGGTAGCGCAACTATCAATACGGTTAGGGGTCGCGCCTCAAGCGATACTCGACTTGGATGCCGAGATGTTTAAGATGTTAGTAAAGGTATTAAACGAGCAAGCGGAGGAGGGTAAAAATGCCAATCATAGAATTACGCGGAAACGTTGATCTACGTAAAGCTATACGCTCTTTTGCCCCTGATCTGGAAAAACAACTACGTAAAGATCTAGCCGATGCTATGAAACCCGTAATAGCTAAAGCTCGAGGGTTTGCAACTGCCGAGCCGCCTATGCGTAATTGGGCTCCTAGATCCTTTAGTGAGGCTAAGTTTCCTTTTTATAATGTTGAGACTATTCGCGCGGGTATTACATACTCGACAAGTCCTACTTTAGTAAAAGATTACGGTTTTAGCTCCATGGCAAAAATAACTAATAAATCTGCCGCGGGTGCTATCTATGAAACCGCCGGACGTAATGGGCCTCAACCTTGGGTAGGCCCTACCGCTGGAGGAGCTAGTAAAGGCGTGAGCCGATCCGTAAACCGTAAAGCCGGTGCTCAGTTTATTGCTAACCTCCCGCCGCTAGTTAGCAGCTTACAAGGTAGAGGCCGTTTAATTTATAGAGCTTGGGCAGAGGATAAAGGTAAAGCCGAAAGTGCAGCTTTAGAAGCTATAAATACAGTTACAAGCGCTTTTAATGCTCGAGTGGCCAAGGGGCCTGTTAGTAGGGCTGCATAATGGTATTACCCGTAATCAATATCGGCTCCAAGTTAGACGGTAAAGGATTTAAGCAGGCCCTAACCGCCTCTGAAAAATTAGGTAAGAGTGTAAAAAGCCTTGCCGGTAGTTTTGGCTTGGCTTTTGGTGCCGCGGGTTTATTATCTTATGGTAAAAATGCCGTTAAGGCTTTTGCAGAAAATGAAAAATCTGCCAAGCGCTTAGAGATGGTATTAAAAAATATTGGTTTAGGCTTTGACACCGCCGCTATTGAGAAAAACCTTGGCGATATATCCGCCAAGTTTGGCTATGAGGGCGAGGTTTTACGCGAGTCTTTCCAAAAGCTAGTAACCGTTACAGGCAATACCGCTAAGGCTCAGGATTTATTAAACTTATCGCTCGACGTAGCGGCAGGATCGGGCGAAAGTTTGGCTACGGTAAACGCCGATTTAGCCGCGGCCGTTGTAGGTAATACAAAAGGTTTAAGAAAATATAATTTGGGGCTTACTCAAACTGAGTTAAAAACCCTAGATCTTAATGATGCCGTAAAACTTTTATCTCGTACTTTTGGCGGTGCCGGAGAAGCTGAGCTAAAAACGTTTTCGGGTCAAATGCGTGTTTTACGCGAAGCGGCCGGCGATGCTCAAGAAACTATCGGTGAGGGTTTAGTCGATGCGTTTGGCATCTTAGCCGGTGAGCAAGGTATCGGTAAGGCTACCGATGCCATGGATAAATTTAGCGAGTCGATCAAATATGCTTTAATCGGTATGGCCGAGCTGGTCAGCTTTGAGACTCCTACGGGTACGAAATCTCTATTTGGTTTATTACTTACGCCAATTTTGCGCTCGCTTGAGGCTGGTCCTTTAGGAGCTTTAATACGTCTAGGCGAGCGTACATCAATAAAGCCTAAGCCATTTACTACACCGATGACGGTTTCAGGATCTACAGATGCACAAGGCAAAATAGAGCGCGACCGGGCTAAGGCAGCGGCCGAAGCCGCTAAACGGGAAAAAGAAAGATTAGCTTTAGCAAAAAAACAACTTTTAGCGGAGAAAAATAAACTTTCGTTATCAAAGGCTGCGGCCGTATTTGATACTAACCGCATCTCTATCGCCGCTGCTCTCCGCGCTACCTACGATAAGGACACGATCCTACGCCTTGAGGCTTTACAGGCTATTGAGGATGAAAACGGCGATTTAGCACTCAAGAAAATTACAGAGCTTGGGTTATTACAAAAAGCTACAGATGCAGAAAAGTTAGCCGGAGTAACCAAGATTAGCGAGGCTACCCTTGCAGCTCTTAACACTCAACTACTAGCTGAGCTCAAAGTTATCAACGATAGCAAAATGGCAGAAAAAGATAAGGAAGCGGCCCGCGATATTGCGTTTGGTAAATATAACGCTGCACTTACTAAAGCAGGTGAGTTAGCAGCTAAAGAAAGTTATAGCGAGCGCGTACAAATCCAACTCACCGAAATTGCTAAATTGGCATCTTTAAGTAAAACCACTAACGCAGGTTTAACTTTAACAAAACTCCGTGAGTCTGAGGAGTTATCAATGATCGAACGCGTTGCCGCTGCTCAAAAGAAAGCAGACGAAGCCCGATTAAAGGCTCTGCAAGATTACATAAGATTACTCGGTAGTCTTGGCGGAGGTACTAAAAGCGGCTTAACCAATATTGGCGGCACTAATTTTGTTACTGGCCCGCTAATTTCAACTAAAACTGTTTTAGATACCGTAGCCGCTACAGCCGCAGCGACCGCAGTTTTAGGCAGCGATATTAGCGCGACAGAGTTTTACAATAGCCTTACTCCAAGTCAGCAAAACAATCTAGGCGGTTATAGCCCTTACATGAATTACGGCAGCGGCTACCCTGCAACTTATAATATAAATATTAATAGCGGAGTTATAGCTCAGCCCGATGAGTTTGCTACCTTGGTACAAAATACGATCCAAAGCCTAAACCGAGGCGGAGATCCGCTTACTACGGCGGGCATCCTATGACCGTCCCAACAGTAAACGCGGTTATTAACTTTTCTACGGGTCCGGCTTTTGCTCAGGCGATGATCCTTGGTACGGGCCAATTAGGGACAAACGTGTTAGCAGACTCCGAGGCTTTAATCGTAGATGTATCTAATCAAGTGGACGGCATTACTACGATGAGAGGCCGCAACGCTCAGGCGGACGTTTTCCAAACAGGTACTTTAACGCTGCGTATCGTCGATCAAAATGGCGACTTTAATCCTCAAAATCCGGCAGGGCCTTACTACGGTTTACTCACTCCTCTACGTAAAGTGCAGATAACAGGTACTTATGCAGGTGTGGAGTATCCAATGTTTAGCGGTTTTATTACTAGCTATACAACTACTACGCCTAAAATGGCTACCGATGTCGTATACACAACTATCACGGCGGTCGATGCCTTTAGACTTTTCCAAAATAGCCAAGTCTCAACCATTACTTTAGCCGATGCCGGTGACTTACCGGGCGAGCGTGTAAACGCTATCCTCGACGAGATTGCTTGGCCTCCGTCTATGCGAGAGATCCAATACGGCTCGACTATTTTTCAGGCAGATCCGGGCAACCCTCGCACCGCTTTAGCTGCACTACAAACGGCAACCATCTCCGAGTACGGCGCTATCTATATTAACGCTAGAGGATCGGTAGAGCTTAAAGATCGCGCCTTTTGCATAGACTCTCAGGCTTTACCGGTAACTCGATTTAATGACGATGGCACCGATATAAATTACTTTAATGCCGTATGGCGCTTAGACGATACGCAAGTCTATAACTCCGCCTCTATTACAAAGATAGGCGGTACGGCTCAGATCGCTCAAGATCAGGACTCTATTGATGAGTACTTTGTGCACTCATATAATCAACAAAATCTAGTAATGGATACCGATCAAGCCGCACTCGATTACGCACGGGCCTACGTAGCAAGCCGTAAAGATACGCAAACTCGATGCGATGCGGTCGAGCTTGATCTATATATGGACGATTATAACGATGGCATCCTTGCAGCTCTTAGCCTAGATTTTTTTGACCCGGTAGAGGTTACAACTAATCAGCCTGGTAACTCGACCCTGCAACAGACTTTACAAGTGTTTGGCGTAGTCCACCGCGTTACGCCTAACTCATGGAAAACGACATTTACAACACTAGAGCCGATTATCGACGGCTTTATATTAGACTCATCACTATATGGAGTGCTCGATACCTCCGTATTAGCGTACTAAGGAGCATAAAATGGCAGCTGGTCTAGGTTTTAAGACCTTTACAACCGGTGAGGTACTTACGGCCGGAGACGTAAACGGCTACCTCATGCAGGGTATTAACGTGTTTGCAACTACCGCGGCTCGCGATGCGGCTATCACCGCACCGGCTGAGGGTCAGTTTGCATTTACAAAAGATACTAACGGGCTTTGGTATTACGACGGTGCAGCTTGGGTAGCCTCAGGTGCTACAGGTGACATTGAGGGAGTTACCGCAGGTGTAGGTATTAGCGGCGGCGGTACTAGCGGTACCGTAACCGTTACTAACTCAATGGCTACGGCTATTGATGCTAAAGGTGATCTAGTACCCGGCACAGGTGCGGACACTTTTGCACGTTTAGCCGTAGGAGCTAATGGCACGGTATTAACCGCCGACTCAGCCGAAACTACCGGATTAAAATGGGCAACTCCGGCTGCTGGTGGAAAAGTTTTACAGGTGGTTTTTGCATCGACGAGTACACAAACTACAAACGCGACAACAACTTTTGCAGATACGACACTAACCGCAACAATTACTCCTAGTGCAACATCTAGTAAAGTTTTAGTTTTAGTTAGTCAAAATGGAGTTTTAGCGACAACTGCCTCGACAGGTGTAAAATTAAGGTTACTCCGTGGAGCAAGCGTAATCTCCACTTTTTCGGGCTCTTTAGGTTACACGGCGGCTACATCAACGCGGACAGATATTGCCGGCGGTGTTTCATATTTAGACACACCATCTACTACGTCTGCTACTACTTATAAAACACAATTTGCGCAGCGTACGTCCGATGCTACCGCCGTACAAGTGCAAGTAACAGGCGGAGATGATACCTCTACAATGGTCCTTTTAGAGATAGGTGCATAAAATGGCAACAGGCGCAGACGTTTTATCAAAATTAATCCCCGCCGGCGGTTGGTATATTGCCGGAGATGATTATGAAAATATCCAATTTATAGAGTGCGAGCCAATTACTAAAGAGCAATTTTTAGCAGGTTTTGCAGAATTTGATAATTGGAAAGCAGAGCAAATAGCGGCGGCACAAACTAAAAAAACCGCAGCCTTAGCAAAATTAGAAGCTTTAGGTTTAGATGCCGATGATTTGACCGCATTAGGTTTTTAATGCTTACAAGTTATAACGGATATCCGGCCTCGAAAGATCCGGACGAGATTAAAATAAAGTCCTACCGTGTACGCGGTACGGATCGTAAGCTAAGGTGCGCCGAAAGCGTGGGCCCGCTTTTGGCCGCCTTTGCTGCGGAGTTTCACGAGCTTATCGAGCCGATCGATGAGGGGACGTTTGACGATTGGGCGTACGCCTATCGCATGGTGCGAGGTAATCCTACAAAATTATCGTGTCACTCATCCGGGACGGCTATCGATCTAAACGCTACAAAGCATCCGCTAGGAAAGTACGACACTTTCCCGGCTGAAAAAATACCAATGATTAGAGCTCTTGCTAAAAAGTACGGCCTTAAGTGGGGCGGAGACTTTAAGAGCCGGCCGGACGATATGCACTTTGAGGTAGAGGTATCGGCTACTAAGGCTAAACAACTAATAGAAAAGTTAGGATTAAAAAATGAATAAAAAACAATTAGAAGCAGCAGCTAAATCATATGCACGAGCAGCGCTCGCATCTGTAGCAGCTTTGTATATGTCCGGTATTACTGATCCAAAAGTATTAGCTAATGCCTTTATCGCCGGCCTCGTAGGTCCGCTACTAAAAGCGGTACAACCAAGCGAGAAGCAATACGGCATAGGCTCTAAATGATCCGGGCCCTGATAGGGGCGATAGTGGGGACTATTCTCCTATCGGGGTGCGGTTACGATGGGTGGGTAAGATATGAGTGCCAAAAATACGAAAACTGGACAAAGCCTGAGTGCACTCCGCCTCAATGCGAAGCTACGGGAGTCTGCTCTAAGGACCTTATTACTATCGATGAATAACTATAACAGGCGGCTTACGCCTGAGGACATACACGCGCGTTTGATTTTTTTAATTGGCGCGGTACTAGCTTTAACTTTTTTTGTAATTACCGCAGGTGCCGTCTATGCGCTGGTCTTTGTAACTCAGCCTGTAGGAGCTCAAGCGCCTAACGATCGAGACTTTATACAACTCTTACAAACCTTGGCCATATTTTTAACCGGTGCATTAGGCGGCGTATTAGCCGGTAATGGCCTAAAGTCTAAACCTAAAGAGCAGCCTAAGGCCGACACGCCAAACACGAATACGCTTTGATATCTGACAAAAAGCCCTCATACTGATACTACAAACGCTGAGAGGGCTACTCGGTTAGTAGCTTAATCGGCCTTAACAAAGGGCTAAGTAATGAATAGTTTAGATATATTGATCGGTTTGGCAGCCTGCGGTATGGGCTTTATGTTTATGGTAATTGGTTACTCAATCGGTTTTAAGCATGGACACGGTGAGGGTTTTGTACGTGGCCGTGCTATTGCTAAAGCTCTTAGAGATAGCGAGCTAATCTAATGGGGTTTTTAGATAACTACGAGGACGTAAACGCTCGCATTAAGCGATTTAGATTAGAGTTTCCATCGGGGCGATTAGTGGCCTACATCGAGGACATCGATATTATTAAAGGTACGGTCCTAGTAAAAGCCGAGGCATACCGAGAGTATGAGGATCATCTACCTAGCGCCGTCGATTATGCTTTTGGCAACGTTTCGACCTATCCGAATAATATGAAAAAATGGTTTATAGAGGACACAATTACCTCAGCTTACGGCCGCTGCATAGGCCTACTTACTCCAAGTCTCGAGCATAACTCAAGGCCAACGGTACAAGATATGCAAAAGGTGGAGACTTTAACGGCAGACTCGGATCCATGGAGTACAAAAGCCTCGATCGAGGACATGGCTACGATGGCAAGTAGCATCTTAGAGATCGGTAAAAACCTAGGCGGTGAGTTAGTAGCTGAGCCTCCACGTTGCTCTCATGGCACAATGGTTTGGGCCGAGGGCACGGCTAAAGCAACGGGTAAACCGTGGGCTGCGTATAAGTGCACCGAGCGAGTTAGGGCTAATCAATGTAACCCGTATTGGCACGTACTTGGCAGCGACGGAAAATGGAAACCTCAAGTATGAGCCGTAATCAATTACTCGGGGTATTACTCTTTATCGAGTGTTGCTTAATTGCAGCGATGGGAGTAATCCTATGGGCGAGATAACGTTTATTAAAGACGGCGTCGCGACGACTATCCACGATAACGGCGATATGACCGTAGTAAATGCCAAACGATGCGATCAATGCGACCAATGGCAAACCGCTTTAGGCGGCTTTTCTTATCGGGACGTGTCGGGTGAGGTCGTAATATGGCTATGTGCACAATGTCGAGCGTAGTAAAAGTCGTACTCGATCGGTCGCAGGAAATCACGGCTCATCGAGTAGGACTAGAGCGCACGATAACGCGTAACGCTGAGGTGCAAGATGCGAGCAATTTTGGCCAAGTCTATAAAAACTGGCACGAGCTTGTATGGCAAGAAAGCGAGGCGGCTGCCGCCGAGATGGCGGTAGCAAACTATTTTGGCGATTACGGTTTTATACCGGAGATTGATAACGCACACGATACGGCAGATGTGGGCGAGAATATCGAGGTTAAATGGACCAAACACGCTAACGGCCATCTAATCTTACAAAATAGAGGACCGGGCAGGCCTAACGATGTAGCTATCTTAGTTACAGGCTTTAGCCCGGTCTACATTTTACTCGGATGGATGCCGGTACATATGGCTAAGGTGCCTAAATATAAACACCCATATCAGAATAATTACTGGGTACCTCGATCTAATTTATTTGAGATGCAATACCTAAAGAGGTCTAACTATGGCGACGTATAAAACTAAGTGCCGGCTATGTGCCAAAATGACCGATCATATAGAGCGTGTCGTAACCGATAACCTACCGCCTTACGTTAAGTCGCTCCAATGCGTTAAATGTGGCGTTATGGGTATTGTGCTTATGGAGGATCTTAAAGATGCTACATAGTTATACACAGGCTTTATCCACATGTGTAAAAAAGGTGTGGGACACGCTCAACGTTACGCTCAAGATTGACAGGTATTTGACTAGGCGACTACGCTCCATACTCGCAGGCGAGCCGCTACCGCGGATAGCTCGCAGGCGTAGTTTGGTGCTTTTGGCCGGGCTATTGCTATTTAGCAATATGCCTGCATCTCAAGCTATAAGCACACAAAGAGATAAAGAAAACTACAAACTATACGCACATATAAAGTTACTTAATGCTAAGCAATATAGATGCTTAGAGCTATTGTGGAATAGAGAGTCTCGATGGGATCCACGTGCAGATAACCCTAAAAGCTCTGCATATGGCATACCTCAACTACTTAAGATGAAAGAGTTAGATCCGTTTAAGCAGATAGATTTAGGACTTAAGTACATAACTCATAAACACTCAACACCTTGTAAAGCCTTACAGTTTCATAATCAAAGGGGTTGGTATTGATGGTACACGGTAAGCATGATCCAAGGCTTAGCCGTAAGTACAAGG